TGCCAATCCCCCGCTACTCTACGAGAGCGGGACCCACTTCACCTTAAACGAGAAAGGAGGGTCGCGAGGAAGAACTCCTAAGCGACCATCACCAACCCCGTACAAGGCGCTAGCAAGTACTACGTCGGGTTTCCAGTGGTGCCACGGTGTGAACCGTGACACTCTGACAACACAACGGAAGTACCTTATGCCTTCCTTCCATTTTATACGCCATTCAGACGGATCGTCTGTATGGAGGACTATATCGCCTAAGTCTTGTGGACCTCGGCAACGGTTAATCACTGTCGGGATGACAGAGAATATACCGCGGAGACCAGAGTAATCTCGTACACCCGTGAGGGCTTGGAGCTTACTAAGGGTCCGCCGCATACCGTTATAGTCAGGAAGTAGCTGCCACGGATCGTCCCTCAGTTCCTTAATGTAATAGGACCGAACGTCGGCGCCTTCAAAGAAGTCGCCGCCGCAAGATTCCCTAAAACCTACGGAACCGCTGAAGGACTTCTCTCTGTTAAGAGAGAAACCGCAGTAGCGCAGCACGACCTCAGCCTGAGAAGCTAAGTCATCCGGAATGAGTATGTCGTCGCCAAAGACGAAAACATCCACACCCAGACGACCTGACCGGCCATTCTGAATCAGTAAAACTGACATCAGAGCGGCAAAGATCAGTGTTTCAAGCTCAAAGGTGAAGCCGTTACCCATGCTGGAAAACTTTTCCAGCTTGCACCAGCGCCCATCTACAAAAGTAAATGGGCTTCTGAGAGCGTTTAACTCTCGGAACCAGGCCGGTGGCAGAAGGAGCCTAACCAACTCCAAACTGACGGTATCGCTAGCATTTGAGAGATCGAGAGTACAAAACTCTCGCGTGATCGAGGAAGTCTGGGCCATCGCCCTATGGATATCCTGAGCACGATCCAGGTCCCAACGCGCTCGACTGCGAAGTCGATTGCGGATGGACGTTCCAAGACCAAGCTGATAGAAAAGATTTATCGCGGGCTCAACCGCAATAGATCGATCTATTAAACCGGTCTTGGGAACGGTCAGATAGCGATTGCCTCTGACCCAGGAAACCCCTCGCTTCTTGGTATAGTTCACGCGTCCCCAATGCGTTTGCATATAGGGCAGCATGTACCAGCAAGCAGAAGCGGTTAGAGTGGGTGTCGACGTGATTTTATCAGGGACAGTTGTCAACCGTCCACGATCAGAAAACGTAGCACCAGGACCGAACTTCCCTCTGATCTCATCAAGATCAGGAGGACTCGGGCCCAACCACTCGAGGATCTTTTTACGGACTAACAGGAAAAACCTGTTAACCGCCTCATCCTCGGGGGTGGAGACACCCCCATAGAGGAATCGGGATAACCTCTCATTGGTTCTGTAACACGATCTTTCACCGTCCCACCACTTTTTTAAGGCGGCGGCACGGCGATCAATCCCCGGGGGTGGCGGCAGCTGAGCCTTCTTTAGAAGGTTAGTTGCCGCTGAATCACGGAGAAAAGATTCGGCGTTACAGTAGTGGCGTGGATCTGTCTTGAGCGACAAAATCCCACCGATATCCTTAAAGCGTAGCATCAATGCCACGGTTAAGGCTCTCGGTGTTCCCAGCTGCTCCAAATAAGGAAGCAGCGCCCGCGAAGAAGTATTCAGCGAGTCACTCATGCGTTATTACTCCTTCTGGTTAAGAAGGAGCATAACCCGTCTGGAGAGCCGACGCGATCAGCGTCGACGCCAGAAGGTTCAGGCCTTGCACCACCTCATTGAGGTTGGTGCTCGGGATACCCTGAGGCAGAGTGAACAGGCCGCTTGCAACAACGCGGTCCGTGGCCGAGTACTTCGTCGTGGTAGAGTCCTGGACCGCATAAGGCATGATGAATTCAAAACTCACCTGCCTAGCAGTCTTCGGACCGTTCCACTTCGAAAGAACCCGGAATTGACTCCGAAGTCCCACCGGCAAGCCGGCCGCAGCACCAGTATCCTGACGCCACACGGCAGGGGAGTTGTCACCCCCCGAAGCCGCAAGGGCGTCATATACGATGTTGGTCACCGTGTCGGCTTTCTTCACGGTGATGGATGCCATTGTAGGCATGTATATCCTCTCGGACCCGCAAAACGCGGAGTTTAATGGCAATTCCCCTCACGACTTCAGCTGCTGTATTAAAAGTGAAACAGCAGTCAAAGCTCGTATCTTGGAAGGGAGACGTAGTTGTTTGACAGCAAACGAAGGCTTCGTTAAACCAAGAAGCCTAAGATGTGCAACGCCAGCACCAGAATAGTACATATTTACATAGCCAGGGACGGGGGCAAAGCCCGCGTTTAACCCAGTATGTCCATATGCACCAGTTCTTATGGTGTAACCGTTGTACGTGTCTGTCAAATTAATGCCAGCGAAATCGCTGTACGATGCAAGAACATCGCCAACGTTCGTAAACCAGTCTACAACGAAAGAGAAAGGAACAAGCTCCCACAAAATCACAGCCGGGTTGATTAGACCAAACTGATCAAGGGTGTGAGCCGTACCACTAGTAATACTTTGAACCCGTCCACCTTGATACGCCATGTAGGAATTATATACCTGCGTGGTGTTAAAAGTAGAACCGAAGTTAACAAAAATACTTCGGAGTGGGTCAATAGTCTTACCAGTCCCTTTCGCCATGCTAAAAGTCTTCAGCGGGTTATTCACAACCTCCGCGGCATCATAGATGTCGCGGACGAGTGGCTCCCAACCGAAGTGATACTCTAACCAATTATTCGCAAAAGACTTCCTAACCGAGACGCCCTTGGGAATAAAATGCATCCCAAGAGTTTCTTTGGCTTCGAAAAATCTTCCGCGTTTAATTTGTCGAGCAACTTTTAGCAAGGTTCCGCAAGTACGTGCCATCATACCTAAGCTCTGGCGGGCTTCGGCAAAATCAACTCCGAGAGCGGCTTGTCCGTATATTTTACCTTTAAACACTTCGTAAGCCTTGTTTTGACACAAGGTACGAAGGTTATTGGTAAAATAATTCCAGATAATCGTCTCGGCGTTGAACGGTGAACTCGCATAGTAACTATTCGGCGTATAGATACTCTGAGCATACGTGCCCATTTCACGATCGTATTGAAGCGGAAGGTTGTACGGGCTATGTTGCCACGCTTTAACCACTACTTCATACAACGTAAGAAATGAACCCGTAAAATTCCGAGTAAACTTCGCCGGCCTAGTACCACTTGGTGCAACCATTGGCTGTAGACTTTCGCGGGGCTTGGTTAGAGCCTTTTACTCCACAAGCCTTCAAAATGGAGAAAAAGGATTGTTGATGAGGAAAACCTCGTCAGCAAGAGCCTTAGCAACCTCAATAGCGAGATAGGCATAAAGCATTGCATAGGCGAGCAACCTCGCGGTTGATCGGACTAGCAATAACAGCTGCCTAATTCGCGAAAGAGGTGCATCCATTTGAAGAGGGCCAGTTGTAGAGAGGGACACAAAGCCTCATTTTATGAGGTGTCCCAGAGCTAGATCCTCAACGCTTCCCAGGACTCATACGTGGTCCACACGCTTCTGACGTGATCAGTATAGTCAGCAAGAATGCTGAGGGGCATATCGTCCATCTCTTCCGGAGACCAAATTCGTCCAACGGACTTGCGAAAAGCAAGCCCATGGGCGAAAATGCCAACGGTGAGAACGGTACGAACGTCCATCATCAACTTGTAACGTAACGATCCGACAGGCGCGCGTGAATTCACGATGAACCCTAG